TTTTCGGAGTAGAATGTGCAATCTTTTACAGATTTAAAATAAATGGCGCCACTTAAAGAACCATTAAGGTAACAAGCTAACATAAATGCAGTAATCAATCTTTTATACTCCTTAGACTATCCATAACTTTGTCAATGTCAGGTTCAGAACCATTTGGGTCATATACACATCTATATTTTCTAGGACACCAAGTTTCAATCATCATTGTGAAAGTTTTATTTCCACCCTCATAAATACAAGCTTTTTTCTTTGTATATTTTGATGTAATTCTTTTTTTAAGTCTACAAGTAGTATATTTTTTTTTATCAGGATTTCGCCATTCCATTTGTTGTCTTGAATAATCTTTTGGTTTGTATTCATAAGCTAATTCTGATGCAAAAGCTTTTAAACCCATAACAAGCAATAATATAAATAAGCCTATACCTAATAATGTAAATGCTACCCATTTCATTGCTTCATAGACTTCCTCCCTTTGTTTCTTAGCTTCTAATTTAGCTTGTTTTTGTGCTTCTTTTGCTTGTTTTATTTTTTCGGCTCTTTCAGAAAGTATTTGATTCCATGTGCCATGACCAAAGCGATTATCAATTAAAAGCTTCAATTCATATCGCTGTTCTTCTAAAAGTTTTCTATCTATAAAATCTGATGCTGTTGATTCTATGCCAAACTGTTGAGCAATACCAATGCCCTTGCCTTGCTTCTTATTCATTTGTTCTTCGCCGTCAAAGAACCCGTCAATTTGCTTGGCTATGTCTTTAATATCTTTTGCTGTGGCTATGTTGCTCTTGATAAATTCTACTGATTTCTGAACCAGAGCAATACCAGTAAGAATTTCTGCAACTACCATATTACCTCACGAGTAAACCTATAAGCATCACTATTGCTGTTCCAGATGTGCCTATCATTATATGCTCTAATCTTTTAACCCTACTTAACAATTCTATAAATCTTTCATCACTAACAGCAATGTGTTTTTCTAGTTTTAAATTTATACTTTGTATTGTTGGCTTAGACATTTTTTTCTATTTCCTCTGATAATTCTTCAACCCTTCTTTCCAAAACATTTATTGCTGTAAAAATACTGCCTTTTCCACTTCCTTCTGTTCTTTTTTTTAGGCACTCTATTTCATCTTTTAAAAATAATAAATGTTGAAGTTTCGATTTCATTTATCCAACTTTTGAATTATCCATTGTTTTTATCGTTTTATCATTTTCTAATAATCTAAGTAAATCTGCTTTATAACCTTCTTTAGCTTTTTGAAAAGCATTAAGTTCCCTTATTAAAAGAGTTATATTATTTACTTTATTTTGACAAAAACCTATTTGATCTATCAATTCTTTGTGTTCATCTTTT